TAGCGGGTGGTACTTGCGTATCTATAGGTGATGCACTGTAATTAATTAAGGTAGTAATGGTGTTTGCAGGTGCATTTGCTTGTACTCCTCCTCCTATTATATATGTAATTGTAAGAGTTGTATAAGAAGGAGCGAGTCCGTATGCTTTTGTTGATAAAAAGTTAGATGGATCGTATGCGTAATCTATTCTACGTATACCTTGGTTTGAACCTAACCCTACGTTTGTTGGATCTGGTGTTATTATTGAATCGTCTTGTCCGTTAATTCCTGCTCCGAATTGAATCTGTATTTGACCGTTAGCAAGAAATCTTGTTGTAAATCTTCTAGGAACTCTTTGAAGTGCTAAGCTATACGGTACTGTTTGGCTATCCGGACTGTTGTTTGTATTATCTACAAAAATTGTATCTTGTCCTAAAAATGGAACTTCATACCAATTATTCCCGTTCAAATCTACTACTGACTGTATGCCTATAATATTAGTATCCTCTATTGTTATTGTTTTAAATTTCTCTGCAGCAGTAACAACTTCCGTCACTACTTTTACTTCTCCTGATATTGCTTTTGCTGTTTTGGTTAGTCTAAACTGGCTAGGGTTTCCTGAAGAAAGTGCTTCCACTTCTATGTCTGTATTATCGTAAGAACTTGAGAATTTAAAGTCGATTGGCTTATCTATAAAGAAGTTTACCTGGTCTGCTGCAGTTGATCTTATTCTTGTATAACTTGGAATAAACAAAGCTTGTGCCCAATCTGGCTCTCCTCCTGCTACTGCATCAACTATTTGAGATACCTCTATATCTACTGTTGCAGGTGTTGTTATTTTTGGACGATAACCCATCATATATGCTAAGTTATATAAATTTGAAGGGTTTTTGGCGTGTTGTATATAGGTTTCCTGTAGTTGTGTGTCTTGGTAAAACGATAAAACATCTCCTACATAGGCAGCCATTTCTATAAACATCATACCTGGTGATGATGGTGAGAAGTCGTTATAAGAGTCTGGGAAGTAGTTCTTAGCATATTCAATTAGCTGACCTCTAAAATCCCCAAAGTCTTTATTTATATATTTTATATCTCTATCTTGAGCCATTATTGTTCAAAGTTAATTAACAATTCATCTTGTATATTTGTCTGGGTAACGTTATATTTTATATAAACCGTTACTGTATTTGTATCAGGAGTGCTTACTATCTTTACATCGTTTATCTGTACACTTGGAAACCAAGTTGATACTTCAGTACGTACTACTGCTTCTATCTCATCTCTTTTATCTTCAGTGATTTGATCAAAAATAAATCTCCTTAGTCCTGCTCCTAAACTTGGATTTAGATACCTTTCTCCTTTCTCTGTAAGAAAGTGGTTAACTAAATTTGACTTTAAAGCGGCTTGGGTTGTATAGGTAGAGTTAAATACAGAATTAGAAGAAAATGGCAAGCTTACGCCAACTGCTTTTCTAGGCTGTAGATCTAGTGGATTTATTTTTTGTACATTAAATGCCATTATGTTCCAAATCTTTCTTTATCTTTTTGCATTGATGCTTTATATACCTGACCTGCTTTCATCATAAAATCAAATTGTGAAATATCTAATCCTGGTTCTGGACCTTGTCTAAACTGCTCTATTGGGTTCATTCCTAATCCTGGCGCTGATACCATGTCTGATGTTGCGTTTATAATGCTTTGGTATTCTCCTTGAGTCATTGAATGTTTTGTTTCACTTAGTAAGTCAGCTATAGGATCTCCTGTAGGAATCGGTTTTGCTACTACTGGTTTATAGTTTTCGTACTTCTTTACTACTGGCTTAGCTTCTCTATACTCAGAGACTATATTTGTAGGTACTTTCGCAGAATTTGCTCCTTCTGATAGAATTGTTTCTAATTCTTCACGAACTGCTTCTTTAACCGCCTCTTTAATTAATTTTTTTAATAAATCTAACTTCATATTAATAAATAGTTTTGTTATGTAAATTGATTATCTATTTCAAATTTAAGTTCATCTAACAGAACTTGTGTGTCTGAGCTAAAGGAAGATTCCCCTCTTAGTCGAATCACCCCTACTCTGTCCTTAGCTACTGCGTACCTTTTTGGTGCTATTTTTGGAGAGTTTGGATCTTGTATAATTTCTAAAATATAATTCTTATATGGATAATTTTGTGGTGGAGTACCTGTAGGTGGTTGTGCTGATGTAAGTATTTGGTTCAAATCTGCTGGTTGTCCTATACTGCATTGTTGTATAGCTTAGTCAATTGATTCTAGTCTCTTTTTTAAATTCTTAATAACAAGATTTACTGTTGTTACAACTGCTAAAATTGCTCCTGCATCTCCTTGTAATCTGTCAAGTATTTTATTTAACTTAACTAAAGCAGCACCAAACTTATTAGGTACACTTAAAGGTACCCCTATACCTCCTACTTGTGGAGGGATAATTGCTGTAGGTATTGGAATCGAAGTAATTATTTTTATAAGAACATTAACTAAAGTTACAATAGTGGTAAGGTTTGCAGCTATTTTTTCAAAAACTGAAATCCTTTTTTCAAAACTTGTTAAGTGGTTTATTAAAGTGCTTCTTATTTTAATTATTCTCTGGAGTTCTTTGGTATCAGGACAACCACTTGAGAATTTATTTAGTATTGTTAGAACTTGTTTCTGTATCTGGGAAACTAATGCTCCTTTCAAAGCCCCTATTTGAGAAGCTGCAATTGCTGCTATACCTCCTTTTACTCCTCCTGGTGTTTTAAAAAGAGCTTGTGTTTCTTTTAATTTCTGTTGAAGTTCTTTAGCTTTCTTTATAGCTGCTTCTGCTTTTGCTTTAGCTTCTTCTACCTGTTTTTTTCTTTCTTCAAACTTTTGCTGAGCTTCCCTAACTTTTGCTATAGACGACTCTGTTGCAGCTTTTATTGCTTGTACTTTTTCTACTTCTCCTGCCATTACTCTGTAAATACTTTTTTAGATTGAAATAAGTTCATTTGAGTTTTTAACGATCTTGAAACAGCTTGTAGTTCTGGTCCTGCTGCTATAAGTGAAGTTATAGGAGTGGGTTTTCCATCTACGTATGCTGCTGCAGATGACATCCCTATTGCTACACTTTCTAAGGTATCTAGTAATGTTGTTAGCCAATTTTCAAGTTGAGTTCCTAGTACTACTGCTTCTTTTGCATTAGAAGCTCTAGCTACTCTTCCTAAATATATCTTATTTGCATCTACACACATATAATCTTTAGCATCAAAATTTAAAGTTCTAGCATTCAGTCCTATCGACTCTTTAGCGGATATAAAAGCAGAATCGTCCTTTGCATTAAAAAAAAGTCTCCCTCCATTTAAAATAACCTGGTTACCTACATACTGATTTGCGCTTAATGGAACTACGTCATATGAATCTCTTTTCTTATTTGCTTCTACTATATCTGATTTATGGTCAGATAAGAAGTAGAGTGAACTAGGATCTTTGTTTACATCCTCAACTATATAATCTATTCCATTAGTTGTCTGTAATTGTCCATTACTTATTATTATTATAGGTTTAGCATTATTGCTGTCGTCTACTAATTTATTTTGTAAAGACTTGTTACCACTTAGTCTTATGGATTGTCCTTGTCTCCCTTCTATTATGATATCTCCAGGGAATGGATATAGTGGATTAATATCTGAAAGCTCTTTTACGTCTTTTCCTAGTATGGTACTTATATCTGTATTAGGTTCTGGAAGTGCATTATGATGACTGCTTCCCCACATATTTACTACTGTAGAATAGTACATGTTACTACTTGCTACATTGGACTGTATATCTGAATTAGGTCCTTTTAGTATCATTACTACTTCATTTAGAAGTGGTAGTTGTTTTATATTAGTATAGAGTGGTAGTGCAGGATATTCGGTAGAGGTTACTTCTTTTTCTTGGGATATATCTCTATACAATATGGTACCTATAGGTAATGTACTTCCGTTGGCATCTGTTATAGTTGTAGATTCATCTAAAGCAATTTTAATAACTCTTCCAAAAATAAAAGCAGGTTGAGAAGATGTTCCTCCATCCTGGGATTGGGCGACAGCTCCTATCTTGTTTCCTAGAAAATAGTTATTTCCTTTCATTACTCTTTATCTTCTTTATCTAATGTTTTACCCACTTCTTGGCTCTGCTCCATTAATTTAGCAAGTTCTTCAGGGTCAAAGAAATCTGCTGCATCTTTTCCTCCTCCTGATTCAAGTCTTTGTACAAGTGCAACCATTTTTATAAGATGCTCGTCATTTTTTACTCCAACTTCTAGGTACTCTTTTATCATTGGTACAACTAAAGTTGCATCTCCTATATTTTCTACAAGGGGTTTTAATTCTCCAATAAGAGAATTTACTTGCTTGGATTTATTTTTAGAGTTGTCATAAATCTCTTTTAATACATCCGAAACTGTTTTGCTTCCGAAAATTACTGTTTCTAATCCCATAGTGTATTTATTTTATAAATAGATTATTGGATTAAAAATCCTGCATCTTGGTAAGTTCTATGCACATTATAGAATTCTTCCTTTAGTTTTGAAATCACTTTTGTAAGAGTTGGAGTTTCACAATCAGTCATTTCTCTTACATATATGTATAAAGCTTTTTTTCTAAAGATCTCTAAATCGTGACGTGTGTTAAATAGGGTAAGAATTGCATCTGCAACTTTTTGATCTTGT